ATGAATAAGGAATTTTCTCTGTCCAGACCAACATTTAAACGCACACTACGGCGGATTAGTATAATCAGCGTGCTGCTTACGATGACATTGATCTGGCTATTAATTTGCGTTGCGTCTGTCCTTACGCTCAAACAGTATGCGCAAAAGAATCTCGATTTGACCGCCGCCACAATGGCCCATAGCCTTGAAGCGGCACTGGTATTTTCCGATAACACGGCCGCAGCGGAAACGCTCGCCACACTGGGACGCCAGGGACAATTTTCAGCGGCGGAGGTCCGCGATAAAAATGGCCGTATTATCGCCTCATGGCGCTATGATGCGCGAGCCGCAGACGATAAGCTCATTGGCTTAATTAGCCACTGGCTTTTTCCATTGCCGGTATCACAACCCGTCTGGCACAACGGCAGGGCCATCGGCGAAGTACGGCTTGTCGCCCGCGACAGCCTTATTGGTCATTTTATCTGGCTATCGCTGGCAGTGCTGACAGGATGTATTCTGCTGGCATCCGGCATTGCCCTGCTGCTCACGCGTTATTTACACAATGGCGTTGTGGATGCGCTGCAAAATATTACTGAAGTTGTACACGACGTTCGCACTAACCGAAATTTTTCACGCCGGGTACCTGATGAGCGTATTGCGGAATTTCACCTGTTTGCGCAGGATTTCAATAGCCTTCTGGATGAGATGGAAGAATGGCAGCTACGGCTTCAGGCTAAAAATGCCCAGTTACTACGTACCGCGCTGCACGATCCGCTGACGGGGCTTGCCAATCGCGCAGCATTTCGCAGCTGTATTAACGCGCTGATGAAGGACAATTCCGCTCGTAGCAGTTCGGCATTGTTATTTCTGGATGGCGATAACTTTAAATATATTAATGATACCTGGGGACATGCGGCAGGCGACCGGGTACTTATAGAGGTTGCCAAAAGATTAGCGGAATTCGGTGGTAGCCGTTATCAGACTTACCGACTCGGCGGCGATGAATTTGCGATGGTGCTTTACGGTGTACATTCGGAGTATGAAGTACAACGTATTTGCGCAGCGCTAACCCAGGCGTTTAATCGACCTTTTGAACTGCATAACGGCCAGCGGATAACGATGACCCTGAGTATTGGCTTTGCGCTGACATGGGAACATGCCACTGCCGAAAAACTACAAGAACTGGCCGATCGAAATATGTATCAGGCTAAACACCGGCGTGCGGAACGCTCGCTAAACTAAGGAACGGGCCTGGCCGTTTCTGATTCAGCGTTGATACCACTGACCCGGCCTAATCATGTAACCGTCTATGGCGTGGAGCAACCCATAAAAAAGGGGCCAGCGTAATGCCAGCCCCTTCTTTTCTACAAGCTTTCGGATGTTGCGAAAGCGCGTTCTTAGTTAAGACGCTCCTATTAACACCACCCAACAAACAAACACTTATCATATAAAACAATTAGTTAATGTAATTTTTAATGCAGTGAATTGCAGTGTTATGCAAGCTCTGCCGCCACACTGTCGCCAACATATAGCGACAACGGATTAAGGGTAACAGCTTGCTCAAGATGGTCAGGCGCAAAGTGTGCATACTTCATTGTTTCTCGAATGTTGGCATGTCCGAGTATTTTCTGCAGCACCAGTATATTTCCGCCGTTCATCATAAAATGCGCACCAAAGGTATGACGCAAAACATGAGTCTTCTGCCCTTCCGTCAGCTCAATGTTCGTAAGCTTGAGCATCTTCTTAAAGTCTTGATAGCAAGGTTTGAACATTCTCCCCTGACGTTCAGACAACTCGTCGTAGAGCCATTTAGGAATCGGAACCGTGCGATTCTTCTTACCTTTGGTTTTGGTGAAAGTCAGCTTGCAGGGGGAAAGTTGGGGACGTGTAAGTCTCTCGGCTTCTCCCCATCGCGCGCCGGTAGCCAAGCAAACCTTAACAATCATCGTAAGATTTTCTTTGCCATATTGTTCACAGGCTCGGAACAGTTCCGGGAGCTGAGACAAAGTTAGCCAGGACATTTCTTTCTCAGCTTCTTTGAATACGCGAATCCCGTCCAGTGGATTGGGTAAACTCCACTCCCCTAATCGTCGCAGTTCATTGAACACCGCTTCGAGGTATTGCTGCTCGCGATTGACAGTTATAGGTTTGGCGATCCATTTCGCCGGGTCTTTGTGATAGCCGTTGTCTATTTCGCCACGCAATCGACGGTCACGGTAATGAGCCCAATCTTTAGCGGTAAGACGAGATGCAATAGGGTCGCCCAACCCGTTACATACAATTTGAAGCTTTGCCAACCGCGATTTACTGGCGACCAACGCCTGTCCATGTAAATTATGCCAAAGCTGGATAATCTCACTTAAGCGTCGGCGGTCTTCTTTCTTGCCGAGCCACGGCTTATCTTCACTCTCTCTTTTGGTAAATGATTCGAATGCCTCGGCCTCACCTTTGGTATTGAATTGCCGACGTATTCGCCGACCTTCTCGACCATTTGGATAGAGTTCACATAACCATTTGCCACTTTTTTGTTTACTTACAGTCATTGCGACACCGAGGCTAAAAGAGAATTAATTACAAAGGGCTGTAGCGGCATCAATCACCGGTGAAATGGAAATTTTAACACCGTCATAATCAGGGTCATCCTTCCATACGTCATCTAAGTTAGATCCTTCCATCTTTCCTGACTTAACAGCATCAACAGCCATGCCATTCAATGGATATCTGTCATCAGTTTTAACGTCGTACACAAAAGCATAAGCACGGTTAACACATGATACTTTCGCCTTTTCAAAGGTTAGAGGCCACTTATCGCCATAGGTAGAACCGTCTATCTCTTTGGTTTTTTCAGCAGCAGCGACACCAAACGAAAGAGTAAGAAGCAGAGTTAAAAAAAGTTTACGTTTCATAAGTTCCCTTATACATGTTTTTCCAGAGTGAATATCACAGCCCCAGCAGGCGTAATGTCTGTAATGTTGCATTCAAATTCAGCAGACTTATTCGATAGTCTAACTTTCCCACCCGGCAATCTGATTACGTCAAAGACATCAAGAGCACCATCAATACCAATAAGCCAGCGGCCATTTCCTATTTTTGAGCTGGAACAGTCGACGAGCCAAGATGCACTCACGCCATCAATAAACACTAAATCATCAGTGTTTGCCGGAACCATAGAGACATCAGGAGTCCAATGCCCGATATCTTTGAGCTCGCCAGCTTCAAGGCGGCATTTCCTGATTGTTAAAGCATTAGACGGTTCCCCATCTTTGCTGTTACGCATTTGGCCTTTTCCCGTAGACAACCATCCTAACGAAACACCAGTATCGAGGGCGCAGGTCACAACCACGTCACCAGGGAAAAAATCGCGTCTAACCCAAGTACTTATAGTGCCAGAAGATATGCCTAATAAATCTCCAAGCTCTTTTTGCATCGTAAAACCATAGGCATCGAGGATGCGACGCAATACCGCCCTTCCTCCATTTGCCATGATTTCATCATAGAGTTGCTTACCTTTGAGATTTACTTGCCCCACGTCCAAGTTTGCATTTGCAAGCTCACCATTAACAAGCCAGCGCAAGTCAGCCCCTGTATCAAGAGCGCACTCAACGAAAACGTTGCTTGGAATTACGTTTCTTGCAAGCCAGCTACTTACGTTATTTGCATGGATACCGAGCCTTTCAGCGAGTTCCTTTTGCTGCTTAAAGCCGTATGCAGAAAGGACTCGCTCCAGAGCAGCTGGAGCGTCAACATCATTTTTCGCCATATCACACCAACAAGAATTTTGTTTACAACAAAAATTTAGCGATCTATATTGGTGCTCATCGACCAAGATGCACACCACTGCACTACATTTCAAACAACAGGAGATAATGCGATATGTCAGATGCAAAATCAATCTCGACGCACGACTCGCAAAACTCACAAAATCAAACTGTGCTGTTAGATCCAACGCAGTTTGATGCCATCGTTACCGCCATGCTTCCAGCTCTGCAGACAATGATTCGCTCCGCAATGTCCGACACCATGACAGTGAAAGACTTCGCCGCTACTCGCGGTGTTAGCGAGCGTCTGGTCTGGCAATGGCTCGATGAGGGCATCCTTCTCAAAGCTCCGACCAAAGACTTTTCCAACAAAGAGGAAGCTGCTAAACGAAGCCGAACCCTCGTAAACGTAAAAGCATGGCGCGATAAGCTGACTCAACAAGCGATTGATTGTCGCTACATCGACCAGCGCACCGCTCTTAACTGAATTTGATTATGCAAGTTAGAGGGAATTTAACCATGTTTGATTTTCAGGTTTCCAAACATCCCCACTATGACGAAGCATGCCGCATTTTCGCGCAGCGTCACAACATGGCGAAGCTGGCCGAGCGTGCGGGTATGAACGTTCAAACGTTACGTAACAAGCTCAACCCGGAACAACCTCACCAGTTCACGCCGCCTGAATTGTGGCTGCTGACTGACCTGACCGAAGACTCAACCCTCGTTGATGGTTTTCTGGCGCAGATTCATTGCCTGCCATGCGTGCCGGTTAATGAGCTGGCTAAAGACAAATTGCAGTCTTATGTCATGCGTGCAATGAGTGAACTCGGCGAACTGGCGAGCGGTGCGGTCTCTGATGGGCGCCTGACCTCCGCCCGTAAGCACAACATGATTGAGAGCGTTAATGCTGGCATTCGCATGTTGTCATTGTCGGCGCTGGCGCTGCACGCACGTCTGCAGACTAATCCCGCTATGTCGAGTGTGGTCGATACCATGAGTGGTATTGGCGCATCGTTTGGTCTGATTTGAGGTGCGTATGCTGAAAAGTGAACCGTCATTCGCGTCTCTGCTCGTAAAGCAAAGCCCCGGCATGCACTACGGCCACGGCTGGATCGCAGGTAAGGACGGCAAGCGCTGGCACCCGAGCCACTCACAGTCCGAATTATTAAAAGGGCTGAAAACAAAGCCGCCGAAATCGTCAGACTTTTTAATTATTCGTATTGTCCACTTTATTATTAAAGGGGTTAAACATGTCACGCGATGAATTAAGGATTGTTTTAGGTGCCATGATTCCGAACATGGAAGACGGTTTTGAAATTAAAACCCGCGATGGGGTAATTTTACGAGTTGACCCGGAATGGGAGTGCTGCAAGCAGTTTAAAAATAGCCTGAAAGCTGAAATTATCAGCCAATTGAAAAGTAAACCAGCCGTCGTATTTGGTTATAGCTAATTAAACAAAAGAAATTATCTGGCGTAAACCCGCCGGGCTTCTTATTGCCCGAAATCAGGAGAATCAATTATGCGTAATACCGAAATCCGTAGTTTTAACACTGATAGTGATGCGCTGGCCGTATTGCTGACCGATGCAAAAAAAGAAGAGCGTAAAGACCGCGCGCTCGCTGTTTCAATCCGTCTTGAGGCGCTGGCTATCCATATCACCAAAGAGGGTATGAGCGGCACCGAAGCTGCCGAACTGCTGCGCCGTGAAGCAACCCGCTTTGAGAATGAATCACAGGAGCTGCACTGATGGCCGACGCAATGGATTTTGCACAACAGCGTGAGCAGGAAGACCGTGAGCGCCACATCAACAACGCGCGCAGCCGTATCGCTGCACCTTCCCGTTTTCTCTGCGAAGAATGTGACGCACCAATCCCGGAAGCTCGCCGCATTGCGATACCGGGTGTGGCCTTTTGCGTGACCTGCCAGCAAATCATCGAACTGAAAAACAAACATTACAACGGAGGTACAGTGTGAAAACAAAAGAAATGACAATCAGCCAACGAGCAAGGTATTGGCTTGAGGAAGGTTTTTTATTCATTGATACAGAAACTACAGGTTTGGGCGCGGATGCGGAAATAGTAGAAATATGCATTATTGATAGTCATGGTTCTATTATGCTCAATACGCTTATTAAGCCTACAAAGTCTATTCCTGATGAGGCAATAGCCATTCATGGCATTACCAATGAAATGGTTGCCTTTGCCCCTGCGTGGACAGATATATGCAGGACTCTGGAAGAGCTATTTATGCGGTTTGGGTTTGTTATCTATAACGCTGATTATGACATACGGCTAATTAAACAGACTTACGCATTGCATGGACAGTCTTCTGTAGCTGCGCCATATATGCTCGCATATAACTCTGTTTGCGCAATGATGTTATATGCAGAATATCGCGACGAGCCGGGGAAATATAAAGGGTATAAATGGCATAAGTTGGTTGATGCCGCTGAACGTGAAGGAGTAAAGCTTGAGGGGCAAGCGCACCGAGCTTTAGCTGACTGCAAAATGACCTTAGGACTTGTTAGGGCTTTAGCTCGGGGTGGTGTTGCATGAGCCTCCGCATTGAAATAGGCGACAAATGGGTTATTACCAGCGACCAGTATCAATTCATCTTGAATGAAAAGAAAGTCGTTAAGTCTGGTAAAAAAGCTGGCGAGGAATGGCTCGACACCATCGGTTATTACCCGAAGATTAACCAGCTTATTTCCGGGTTGATTCATCATCATATTCAGCAGACATCAATTACCACTCTTGACGCAATGGCCACTGAAATCGAGCGTATCGGAGAAATGTGCGCCTCCTCAATCAAGGCGGCGGCATGAGAAAAACACATCAACTAAAAATTCGGCCTGAGTTTTTTCAGGCTGTCCTCAATGGAACGAAAAAAGCCGAGTTTCGTCTTGCTGACCGTGCTTTTGCTGTAGGGGATTTACTTTGCTTAAACGAGTATGGCCCCTGCGAATATGATCCGCAAAAGGTCGGTTTTACCGGCGCTTTTGTCTACGTGCTGGTGACTCATGTAACTGACCTTAACGAGTGGGCTCCCGGATATGTGATGTTAAGCATACAGCGCAGGCAAATGGGGGTACTATGCGGGTAAGCGTTAACTATGCTTACCCGTGGAACGCTCCACGGTCGGCAATAGCCAGCCCATATCTTACCTATGACCAACAGTATCGCCGCGACCGTATGTTCGCGGCTTTGCTGCATGCGAGAAAGGTGCTTTCTCTCCAGCCTGAGTGCGTGCGTTTTGATGTTTATCGCACCGCTGCAGTGCTGGAACAAAATCAGGGCAGTCAACGAGCCAATGCTTTTTTAATCAGCTTTTGCAAAAAGGCATTGCCGCGTCTTGAACTGGTCGCAAAAAAATACGAGTGCGCGGGTATTAACAGCAATGTATCAGCCGCTGTTTTCGATGGTCATTTTGATACCCAGCTTATGCAATATCTGGCGTCACGCATGGTCAATATGGTCGCCAGATTTAACCGCCTCCCGGACATGTCACGCGCCGATATCGACTTTTTGGCCGCTGATATCGCTAATTTCATTCGCGCTGAACTGGCTGACATTGATGACACCGGATTTAGCGAGCTTAAAACGCTGTACACCTGGTACATGCGCGCCGGTTTTATTTCTCTGCAATTCAATGTTACCCCTCCGCATTGGGAGCGAGTGACAAAGAAATATGTCGGAGAAGATGAAATCGCCCCGGCCATCGCTCGCATGTTTAACGATGTGTGGTGGCGTGGTCGTCTGCGTCGCATTGCGGCTGCATGGCGTGAACATCTGCAAATTACTGTCGGCAACGTCAGTAAGAAAAAGCATGCCTATGCGAGTAAAAACTGCGTGACTGACTGGCGTGAACAAAAGCGCCGCACTCGTGAATTTCTCAAAGGTCTGGATCTCGAAGACGAAGACGGCAACCGTATCAGCCTGATTGAAAAATTTGACGGCTCGGTCGCTAACCCTGAGATACGCCGCTGCGAGCTGATGACCCGCATCCGTGGGTTTGAAAATATCTGCAATGAACTCGGATACGTCGGGGAGTTCTACACCCTGACCGCACCGTCTAAATATCATGCCACGACTAAAGCGGGATACCGTAACAGCAAATGGAACGGGGCCAGCCCGTCGGACACGCAGAGCTACCTAACCGGCCTTTGGGCGCGCATTCGTGCCAAGCTACATCGGGAAGAAATTCGCATTTTCGGCATACGTGTTGCCGAGCCTCATCACGACGGAACGCCGCATTGGCACATGCTTATATTCATGTTGCCAGAAGACGTCGAGCGCGTGCGCCTCATCATCCGCGATTATGCATGGGAGGAAGACCACCACGAACTTAAAAGTGATAAGGCTAAAAAAGCCCGCTTTCATGCTGAGGCTATCGACCCGGAGAAAGGCAGTGCTACCGGCTATGTCGCGAAATACATCTCTAAAAACATCGACGGTTATGCTCTCGATGACGAAACCGATGACGAAAGCGGTGAGCTGCTAAAAGAGACGGCACCCGCCGTTTCAGCATGGGCGGCTCGCTGGCATATCCGTCAGTTTCAGTTTATCGGCGGTGCTCCTGTGACGGTATATAGGGAGCTTAGAAAAATGGCTGACCCAGAAACGGCAAGGGCGCTTAGTGTTGAATTCGCCGAAGTACATGACGCCGCTCATTATGGCCGCTGGGCTGACTATGTTAACGCTCAGGGTGGGCCTTTCGTCCGTCGGGACGAATTACAGGTGCGCACTCTTTACGAGCCGCGAACAGATCTTAATCAGTATGGTGAGGAAATAGTCTGTATCAAAGGTGTGTACGATTCCACCATTGGTGCAGGCACTCCGATTTTAACCCGGCTTACGCAGTGGAAAATTGTGCCGAAGCGTGCCGTTGATTTGGCCGTTGACGTTAAGGGCGCTCCTGCGCCCTCTCGGAGTTCTGTCAATAACTGTACGGGAAGCGAAAGCGATCCACCGGAACTCGATTTATCAAAACCCCTGAGTCGACGTGAACGACGAGAGCTGACCAACCGACTCAGGAAGAAAAAGCCAGCAATGCGGCGAAAATTTATCCACGGAACAGATGAGCAAAATGCAGCTATAGCGAAAACTATTGACGAGATACATCTGACAACCGGCATCACTATCAGCCGGGGCGAAGCCATGCACCTGATGGCCGGTGGTAAAAGTTGTTTTGATGGCAAATGGCTACGCGGAACAGCCAAAGGAGAAATATTCTCAGCAGCGCCATCGCATCAGGCTAAAGCCAGGAAAATCCTTAATCGTGTTGCTGCGATGGCTGAAGCAGCAAAAACCAATATCTGAGTAATTCACATCCATATCATGAACATACAACAATCACCCTGTTCATTTTTTTCTTCCCATCTTTTACCAATACGTGCTACTGTATAAATATACAGTACACCCTATGGGAGGGATTTCATGGTTGGCGAACATTTCAGCCGAACGCAGCAAAAGTGGGCTTGTGTGCAATTTATTGCCGAGGTATCTCTGATTGCAAACTGCAAGCCATCAGACTTAAAGCTCGCGCTCACTCTCATTGCAGACCTAGCAAACAGCGAAAATAACGAAACCGAAGATGATATTTTTTATAAGGCTGATTAGATTATGAGAATCAATATCACGTTGGATAAAGAACAAAAAATTAGTCAAGCAACGTTGGATGCACTTGAGGCTGAGCTGTACCGCAATCTTCAACCTATTTACCCAAAGACTGCTATCCGCATTCGCAAGGGCTCCGCAAATGGCGTTGAGCTAAGCGGTTTGAAACTGGACGAAGATAAAAAACGAGTAATGGAAATCATGCAGCAGGTATGGGAAGACGATAGCTGGCTGCATTAACAAACGCCGTCGGTGCTGAATCTTGTTTTCAGTGCCGGCGGGGTTGAGCAACTCGCACCGAGAGACGTTAGCTCTACCTTTCAAACTTTCTCGATGTGTTATTGGTTACACACAAGTGATGAATGGGACGTTACCTTAGCGGGTTTTATAGTGGCGCTTTGACAGTACGCAATAAAATTCATTGAGGGCGATAATATGCATCGACTACCGGGCGAAATTCCACAGCACAAAACTAAAAGCATAAAACTGATGGCTATCGTTCATCGTCTGCAGACGATAATGGTCAATGAGAACCTGACTCCAGCAGAGCTGATCGGGTGTGCAGAAATAGTCAGGGATAATTACGGCAAGCTGGATAATATCAGCAGACCGACACAATACGCACCTCCACCACGTCAACGATAGCAAACGCTGCCAGCGCTGAAACTCGCTTTCAGTGCTGGCGGGGTTGAACAACGAGCTACGCGAGGCGTTAGCATTAATTTATTTTTAATGAATCGTAATCTCGTGAGTTGACCGAAGATTTGAGATAACTGCAATCATTAACCGACAGTATTGCCACTAATAGACGACATACTAGTGCCTGCATTTGCAGCAATATATCGTTACCATATTGACTGTTGTTAACACTGGAGAAACCAAGCGGTTGCCCCAAAAAAATAGCCTCATGAAAATTATCATTGCGGATGCCAGAAATATTTTTTTTGCCTGACACCCATGTGGGGATTGATAATCCATAAATTTTGCACATCCACTTTAATCGCTTGTAATGATTTGGCGGTTTTTTATCAGGAGCCTTGTCATGCTCAGCCCACGACAAAGCAAAGCAACCATCAAGTGCCATGTAAAGGTACTGGAATTTTTCAAAAGAAAGGTATTGTGGGTTTTGAGATAAGAATAGTGCATGCACCACAGCCGCAATTCTTTTGGGGGAGTGCGCATCCTTTTGTTTGCCATTTATATAATTAAGAGCCAGTTCTATGACTTCTTTTTCAGAGCATCCAACGAGAATAAAGTCGGTTAACTTAGTGGGCTTTATAGTGGTTGCATCTAAAAAACCAGCCTCAGTGGTTGTCAATCTTATTCCCTTGAAAAAAGAGAGGCACCACACAACAAAGTTGAGAGTTTCTAACGAGGATGTGTTTTTTAATTTTAGTGTGTGCGTTTTGGGCATACCGAATACTCGGTGACTATAAGGCATTGTGGTTATGCCACCATTAAGGTTATATACCTCTTTGTTTCCAGGGTATATCCAACCTTTAACAACGTTTTTATGATTGTTTACACGTTCCACTTTCTCAATGAGACCGGGTAAAGTAAGCAAAGAAAATTGTTCAGTCTCAATGTTAACTTCTACTGGATAGTATCCAAACTCCGACATAATCTCATTGGGTTGCTGTTCGTCAACTTCACCTTGCATATCTTTCTCCGTTCAAAAATAGGCTCGATAATTATCGAGAGGCTATCATGTTTGGAAAGAACCAATGTCCGTGATTTTTGTAAATTTAAGGCGATTTATCAATAAATAAGCTGTGCATGCAACAGGTGCATGGTTTTGCATGCTTCGGGAATGCCCGTTCTGAACGTGTGCCGCCAGAGCTGGCGCGGATCCAGCGTGGTCATGCAACTGCATTAAAACCGCCCCGTAAAGCGGGCAGGCGTGGCGGGGAAAGCATTGCGCGCCAGCGGTGGTGCGTAATAATAAAAATTATCGTCTGAGCGCGCCGTGGTGGTGCTGTCGTGGTCGCCGTCGATTCGTTGGTGGTTGGGTGTGGTTGTGCGCGTGCGGCGCGTCTGAGGCGTGATGGTGGCGGGGTATGAAAAAGCCGCCATGATGGCGGCTTGAGGGGGAATTATTCCGGGTTGTCGAGGGTGTACTCTTTGAACCTGATGACCTCCATGCCGAGCCAGTCGTTTACCTCCCTGAACCTGTCCTGTAGCGGCGATAACTCGTTACGCACAAAGACCTTTGCCACCTTCTCAACGTCACCCATTGAGCCAATATTCTCAGGCTTGCCGCCCATGAGCTGGAACGGTACGCGGTGCGCATCCATCAGGTCGGCAGCGCTGGCTTTTTTGATGTTAAAAAAGTCATCCTTTGTGGCGACTTCGCTCAATGGCACGATTTTTATGCCGTCCGGTTTCCCGTTCGGTGAGTAGAAAAACAGGTTTTTAAAGTTGCCGAGCCCTTTAGAGTTACGCATTGCATCGCGCAGCGATTCGACGTCAGTCGCGCTTTGCGCCGGATCAGTCACATACATGATGTAACCTGCGTGCGCGCCGTTCTGGTAATACTTGCGGCGGAACAGCGTCGCGGATTCATTCAGCCATGCGGAATTAAGCGCACTGAGATATTCAGGCAGGCCGTAAATCTCCTGATTAATATCAGGCTCCAGCAGGTGGAACACGGTATCGGGTGCGAACTCATGCGGCTGAGTGAAGTTTTCCACAAACCAGAAAACCGAGTCATCGACCCCGCGCCGGGTGTATTTTGCCGGTGAAGTCAGCAGTTTGATTAACTGTCCGGTGACGCTGTGGCGCTGCTCAAGAAAGGCGTTACCGAATACCAGATAGTCGAGCGCAAAGCGGCTGAAATCCTGACGGGACAGCAGCGGGTGCGGAATGTAGGTGCTCGCGAGCACGTTGCGTTTAACGTAAATCGGTGAGCTGTGATGCACTGCAGAGCGCAGGCTTTTTGCCAGCCCGGAGAAGCTGACCGGCGGCTCGTACCATTTGCCGTTACTGATGCACTCGACGTAATCCAGAATGTCGCGCTTATCGAGTACCGGCACCGGCTCACCGAAGGTGAACGCCTCCATTTTTTGCGGTGCACTGGCGGTCATGGCGACTGCTTTGCGTGGCTTGCGCTTGCTCATGCTGCCACCTCACCCGCTGCAACAGCGAAAGACCAGTCGCAACCAAATAACATGCGATAATCATCGTCGCTGTATTCGTGTTTAATTTCCTCAGGCGCAAAGAGATTGCACCCGCGCTGGCATGCTGCATCCAGTGTGACCGACTGGCGCCAGACGCCATCTGTACAGAATACGCTGTCGCCGGTATTGATTAGCGGTGTCGGTCGATGCCTGCGGAACGTGCCGTTCCACACCCGGAAAGCGTCATAATTATCAGAGGGAGAGGTGAACATCGTCAGGCTGTGGCGTTTATGGCAGGCTATAGCCGCTGCGACTTTTGCCGCTCTTAGCGGGTTATTGAACCATCCGAACTCATCAAGGTAGACATTACCCGCCAGCGCGGCGCAATGGGATTCCTCGCCGACAAGGCTGATGGTCGCACCGCTGTCAAGCTGTACGCTGTAACCGTTGCTCGCCAGACGGACACCGACGCGTATTGAAAGGCTATTCATGTACATCAGCGCCACGCGCGCATACTCAACTGTATGAGCAAACCAGATTTGATTATCGCCCGTTGTCAGCGCATCGAGCAGTGCCTCACGACTAAATAGCAGCGTTGCGCCAATCTGGCGCGATTTAGTAATGCTGCGGTCGATATTGAGTTTTCCGACCCGCAACCATGTTGCCTGATAGTCAAAACTGTCATTGTGCAGAATATCGGCCATTGCCTGAATCTGGCTTTGTGAGAAAGCGTTATTTTTCATTGGTTAATCTCCAGAATGGATTTAGGCTGCATGCCGCTACCGGCAGAAAGCGGTTCGTTTAACAGGGCGTGCATGGTGGCCCATGCGATATCAGCGTGACTGGCTTCCTCGGTGCGGCTGGCCTCATAGGTGGCGCTGCGCCCGCTGCTGGTCATGGTTTTGCGGATGGACATAAACGACTGTGTGACATCAGTTGCACCGGCGTCGTACTCCAGACAGCCACGGCGAATCGTGTCTTTCGCCTTGAGCACCATTGCGGTTTTCATTTCTGGCGTGTAACGGATACCGCGAGCCGCCGGGTAGAATGAGCGCACCAACTGGAATACGCCGAGACCGAGGCCGGTCGCGTCAATGCCGATGTATTCGACGTTGTATTTCTCAGTGAGCCTGCGGATGCCTTCTGCCTGCGCGGCAAAGTCCATGCCTTTCCACTGGTGACGCTCCAGCATGCGAAACTTGCCACCCGAAACCACCGGCGGCGCGAGTACGACACATCCGGCACTGTCGCCGGTGTGGGACGGGTCGTAGCCAATCCAGACCGGGCGCGAGCCGAATGGATGGTCGGCGAACGGGGCGAAGTCCTCCCATGTTTCCATCACGTCGACCATGCAGCGCTGCAGCTCCTCGAACGGGAATACCGATGCCTTATCGTCGACAAACTCGCACATAAACAGGTTCTTAAAGTCCTCATCACTGTTTTCGCGTCTGAGCTGGTCGAGGTCGAACAGGGTGCAGCCACCGGCAAGGGCGTCCTCAATAGTGACAATCTGCCGCCACTGTCCGTCAGCGCAAAGAAGCCCACCGGCGAGCGCGCTGTGACTGATGTCGATTTCGATGCGGTCAGCAGCACTGGCGCGCCCCTTGTTGAACAGCTCGCCAGACCAGAAGGGGTAAGCGCCGTGCGCCAGCGTGGAAGGTGTCGAAAAGTAAGTTGAGCGCAGATGCTTTTGAGAGGCCATGCCCGAGGCGACTTTGCGCAGCTTCTGAAAATTCGGGATCCAGAATATTTCATCGACATACAGGTCGCCGTTATGGCTCTGCGCGGTGTTGGAATTGGTGCCGAGAAAAATCAGCTTTGCGCCGTTGTTGCCGATGACAATCGGGTCGCCGGTCAGGTCAACGTCAACCAGTCGCGCAAACTGAATGATGTATTCCCGGAACACGTAAGCCTGCGTTTTACTGGCTGACAAAAATATCTGGTTATGGCCGGTTTTGAGCGCGCGCAGCAGTGCCTCGCGGGAGAAATAGAACGTCGCGCCAATCTGGCGGGATTTGAGAATGTCACGAATACGGTGCTCCAGCCCTGCGCGGTACCACTGCAACTGGTACTCGAAAGACTGGTCGAAAAATAATTCCTCCAGTTTCTCGATAGCCTCGTCGCTGAAAAAATTCTTTTTCGGCTTTTTGCGCTCCCCTTTGTTACGGTTGGCGACGTTGGGGTTCAGGTCGGCTTCGTTGCCGGTCTGGCTGTAACGGTTGACGCGCGCCAGCCGTTCAATCTGCCGTCCGAGCAGGTCAATTTCTTTGAAATCGCCGCCTGTCTTTTGCGGCTTGGCGATGAGCTGAATCAGCCTGGCCTCAAGGCTGCTTTCAACGCGGGAAATCGGTGCGATGCCGTCCCAGCCGTCGCGCTGCTTCCAGCTCTGCACGGTCGGGCGCTTGACCTGCAGCATTTCGGCAATCTGTGGCACGGAAAACCCCTGCCAGTAAAGCAGCGATGCCTGTCGTCGCGGGTCATGCAACAAGGTTGTATCGGTGGAAATGGTCATTGATGCCTCGCCGTAGTGGATTCAGGGCAAGGCTACTTAATGGCCGTCAGTGATTCGCTAAGGTGCTGTTGTGTGGGCGATTGTCCAGCCGTCGTTAGTGGTCTGGTGTGCCCTGAGTCTGGAAACTGGCGTTGACCAGTAACCCTAACCTCAGGACTCCTGACAATGGCAAAAAAAGTTTCAAAATTCTTTCGCATCGGCGTCGAGGGTGATACCTGCGACGGGCGCATTATCAGCGCCAGTGATATTCAGGAAATGGCCGAAACCTATGACCCGCGCGTCTACGGTTGCCGTATCAACCTTGAACACCTGCGCGGCCTGCTGCCTGATGGCATATTCAAGCGTTATGGCGATGTGGTCGAGCTGAAAGCCGAAAAGATTGACGACGATTCTGCGCTTAACGGCAAATGGGCGTTGTTCGCTAAAATCACCCCGACCGATGACCTTATTGCGATGAATAAAGCCGCGCAGAAGGTCTACACCTCAATGGAAATTCAGCCGAATTTTGCCAATACCGGCAAATGCTATCTTGTCGGCCTTGCGGTCACCGATGACCCGGCAAGCCTCGGCACCGAATACCTCGAATTCTGTCGCAATGCAAAACACAACCCGCTTAACCGCTTTAAGGCTAACCCTGAAAACCTGATTTCAGCGGCAACGCTTGCCGAGCTGGAGTTTGAAGACCAACCGGAAACGGTATTTACCGCCCTGACTGACAAAGTGAAAGCCATTTTCAGCCGTAAGCAGGTCAGCGACGATGCGCGCATGAATGATGTGCATGAGGCGGTGACCGCCGTCAGCGAGCATGTGCAGACCAACCTCACTGCGCAGGATAAGCGTCTTTCCGATATGGAAACCGCGCTAGCCACCTTTAAACAGGAACTGACCGGCAAGGTTGAAGAAACCAGCCAGGCATTTTCCGCCCTGAAAACCACCCTCGACAAAACCGAAAGTTTCAGCCAGCCGCGACGCACGAAAGCCAGCGGCGGCGGTGGCGATGAGCTGCTGACCGACTGCTGATAAACCGCAGAACAGAAACCGGGCGGCAACCCCGCCCGATGCAGTGACTAACCGATAAATTCAAACAGGAAAGACTATGCGCCCGGAAACCCGTTTTAAGTTTAATGCCTATCTGACCCGCGTCGCTGAGCTGAACGGCATCAGCACTGATGACGTCAGTAAAAAATTCACCGTCGAGCCGTCCGTCACGCAAACGCTGATGAACAAAGTGCAGGAGTCATCCGCGTTTCTGCAGACGATTAATATTCTGCCGGTCGCAGAAATGAAGGGTGAGAAAATCGGCGTCAGTGTGACCGGTACTATCGCCAGCACGACTGATACCTCGGGCGATGATGAGCGTAAGACCGCAGACTTCACCGCGCTTGAATCCAACAAGTACGAGTGCGACCAGATTAACTTTGACTTCCACCTGAAATATAAAACCCTCGACCTGTGGGCGCGTTTTCAGGACTTCCAGCGCCGCATCCGCGACGCCATTGTCAAGCGTCAGGCGCTCGATTTCATCATGGCCGGTTTTAACGGTACCACCCGCGCCGCCACCTCTGACCGTACCAAAAATCCGATGCTGCAGGATGTGGCCGTCGGCTGGCTGCAGAAATACCGCAATGAAGCCCCGACGCGTGTGATGAGCAATATCACCGATGCTGACGGTAAGGTCGTTTCGGCAGTGATTCGCGTCGGTCGAAACGGCGACTATGAGAACCTCGACGCGCTGGTGATGGATGCGACCAATAACCTGATTGACGAGGTTTATCAGGATGACCCGAAACTCGTTGCCATCGTTGGCCGTAAGCTGCTGGCCGACAAATATTTCCCGCTGGTGAACAAGCCGCAGGAAAACAGCGAGGCGCTCGCGGCAGATATCATCATCAGCCAGAAGCGAATCGGCAACCTGCCTGCTGTGCGTGTGCCGTACTTCCCGGCGAATGCCGTGTTAGTGACCACGCTGGAAAACCTCTCTATCTATTTCATGGATGAGAGCCACCGCCGCAGCATTGATGAAAACCCGAAAAAAGACCGTGTGGAAAACTACGAGTCGATGAATATCGACTATGTGGTCGAGGCGTATGCCGCCGGGTGCCTGCTGGAAAACATCACCCTGGGCGATTTCACCGCACCTGCAGCACCGGAAAGCGGAGCCTAAACCATGACGAGCCCCGCACAGCGTCACATGATGCGGGTCTCGGCCTCTCAAGCCGCGCAGCGGGAGCAAGCCCCGCTGCGCCATGCAACCGCCTATGAGCAGATGCTGGTTAAGCTGGCCGATGACCGCCGCACGTTAAAAAACATCCGTTCAAACGAGCGTAAAGCCGCGAAAAAGCGCGAGCTGCTGCCGTTCTATGCGCCGTGGGTCGCCGGTGTGCTGGCTGATGGCTGCGGTGCGCAGGATGACATTGTCATGACCGTCATGCTGTGGCGTCTTGATGCCGGTGATATCGCTGGCGCGCTGGAAATTGCGCCTTACGCGTTGCAATACGGCCTCACCACTGACCATCGCCGCACGACACCTTACATGCTGGTTGAGGAGGTGGCGCTTGCCGCACTGCGTCTGCGCGATGCCGGTGAATCTGTCGACCTTTCCTGGCTGCAGACCACTATCGACCTGACCGACGGCGCTGACGTTCCCGATATGGTGCGTGCCCGTCTGCATAAGGTGACAGGCCTGACCCAGCGTGATGCCGGTATGAATGCAGAGGCGCTGGCACAGTTTCAGCGCGCGATGCAGCTCGACCGCAATGCCGGTGTGCGCAAAGAGATTGAGCGGCTGGAACGCGCACTGAAGCCAAAAGCGGAGGCACCCCCCCGTAAAACGACTAAACCGCGTACGCGCAAACCTGTCGCCAGACCGGCAGCAAAGCGCGGGCGTCCACCAAAGGCGGTAAAAACCGCCGGTTAACTGAACGCTCCCCGAGCCGGGCGGCACGCCGGTCAAAGCGGGTTTTGACCCTGACGGCGACCGGCGTCCACCGCCCAACCTGATGAGGTTGTCATGACGACAGTAATTCTGAACCAGCCCGACGAACCACAGGACGTACCGGGCGTGGTGATTCCCGTACCGGAGACGGGCGATGCAGTAATTAAAAACACGTTCTTTTTCCCTGATGTGGATCCGAAGCGTGTGCGCGAGCTGATGCGGCTTGAGCAGACGGTTTCCGATGCGCGCCTGCGCCATGCCATCAGAACTGGCATGGCGGAAACCAATGCGGAGCTTTACGACTACCGGCTGCGCCAGACTGCCGCCGGGTTTAAGCATCTGGCCGACGTGCCTGCTGAGGAAATCGATGGCGAGAATGTGCGTATTTTCCACTATCTGAGCGCCGTAACGGCGATGGCAACCGCCACCCTGTATGAGCGCTATCGCGGTGTTGAAGCCACCGGCAAGGGTGACAAAAAAGCCGACAGCGTCGAAACCACCATTGATGACCTGTGGCGGGATATGCGCTGGTCGGTCGCGCGTCTGCAGGACAAACCGCGCTGCATCGTGGGCCAGCTCTGATGAAGGTCAGGTCGATGCAGGGCGACACCCTCGACGTGATTTGCGCCAGGTATTACGGGCGCACTGAGGGCGTGGTTGAAACGGTGCTGCAGGCTAATCCCGGCCTGTCTGAGCTGGGCGTCATTCTGCCGCATGGCACGGCAATTGACCTGCCCGATGTGCCGTCTTCACCCGTAACTGAAACTATCAATCTTTGGGAGTAAACCATGACAGAAGGGGAAAAAGGCGTCCTGTCACTGTTTGTGATTGGGGCACTGATTGTGGTCGGAAAAGTGCTGGCAGGTGGTGAGCCCATCACCCCGCGCCTGTTTGTCGGACGCATGTTGCTCGGCGGTTTTGTCTCAATGGTCGCCGGTGTTGTTCTGGTGCAGTTTCCTGATATGTCACTGCCCGCCGTGTGCGGTATTGGATCCATGCTCGGTATTGCCGGTTATCAGGTGGTGGAAATCGCCATTCAGCGCCGCTTTAAGTCACAGAAGGGGGAAGGCGATGCCGGTCATTAATACTCACCAGAATATCGCCGCCTTTCTGGACATGCTGGCGTATTCCGAAGGAACGGCGAACCATCCGCTGACGAAAAACCGTGGCTACGACGTCATTGTTACCGGCCTTGATGGCAGGCCAGAGATTTTCACCGATTACAGCGACCACCCTTTCGCACATGGCCGACCCGCGAAAGTGTTTAATCGCCGTGGCGAGAAATCCACGGCATCGGGGCGTTACCAGCAGCTTTATATGTTCTGGCCGCACTATAAAAAACAGCTCGCATTGCCTGATTTCAGCCCACTGTCGCAGGACAAGCTCGCGATCCAGTTAATCCGGGAGCGCGGTGCTATTGACGATATCCGGGCGGGGCGTATTGAGCGTGCTGTTTCCCGTTGCCGGAATATCTGGGCGTCATTGCCGGGTGCCGGTTACGGCCAGCGCGAGCACAGTCTCGAAAAGCTGGTTACCGTCTGGCGCACGGCTGGCGGGGTGGTGGCATGAAAGTCCTGATAACGCTGTTTGTGCTGACCGTGCTCGGTCTGATGTGGTTGCGCCATGAGAATGGCAATTTATCCCGCTCCTTTGAGACGGCAAACCGCGTTGCGAGCGAGCAAAAGGCGACGATTGGCATGCTGAAAAATCAGCTCAGTGTCGCCGGCCAGCTCGCCCGACGTAATGAATCCGCGCAGGTGGCACTGCGCGAACAGCTCGCAAAGGCAGGCGCAGAAGCAAACCGCCGCGAGCAGACGATAACGAGGTTACTTGATGAAAATGAAGCCTTTCGCCGCTGGTATAACGCTCCTCTGCCTGATGCTGTGCGCAGGCTGCACATCCGCCACGCCTGCGCCAGCGCCGGTGATTGTGGTCAGCGGATGCCCGAGGGTGAGCCTTTGCCCGATGCCGGGAAGTGATCCGAAAACTAATGGTGACCTGAGCGCGGATATCCGCCGCCTTGAGGGCGCGCTGACCGCCTGCGCGCTGCAGGTCAAAACCGTCAAACACTGTCAGGATGAACTCGATGCAGAAGCACAAAAGCCTGCGCAAGGCGCTGATTAACGCCGTGCCGCAGCTCCGAAACAACCCCGATATGCTGCGCCTGTTCGCTGATAACGGGCATACGGATTCCCGACTGGAGAGCTCGCTGTCGTTTGAAAAGGTGTACGTGCTTAACGTGGTGGTGACTGACTTTACCGGCGACCTCGATTTGATATTTGTGCCGGTACAGGCATGGCTGCGTGAGCATCAGCCGGACATTATGACCACCGACGACGGGCGGGAGAAAGGATTCACATGGATGATTGATATCAATAACGACGATTCGCTCGATATCAGTATCAGCCTGAGACTCACCGAGCGCACGCTCGTCAAAGAGGTCGACGGCGCATTGCATGTCAGCTATGCCCCTGAGCCACCGCTGCCTGAGCCAGTGACGCGCCCGGTCGAGCTGTACGTTAACGGCGAGCTGGTGAGTAAGTGGGATGAGTGAGTTAACCGCGCTGCAGGAGCGCCTTGCCGGTCTGATTGCCAGCCTGTCACCGGCGGCGCGTCGTCAAATGGCGGCTGACATTGCAAAAAAACTGCGCGCCAGTCAGCAGCAGCGCATCAGGCGACAGCAGGCACCCGACGGCACCCCGTATGCCGCCCGAAAGCGCCAGCCGGTGCGAAGTAAGAAAGGCCGTATCAGGCGCGAAATGTTCGCCAGACTGCGCACTAACCGCTTTATGAAAGCCAAAGGCAGCGACAGTGCGGCGGTGGTGGAATTTACCGGCAAAGTGCAGCGCATGGCGCAGGTACATCAGTATGGCCTCAAAGACCGGCCAAACCGCAACAGCCGGGAAGTGCAGTACGAGGCGCGCCCGCTCCTCGGTTTCACCCGCGACGATGAGCAGATGATTGAAGACGTCATTCTCAGTCACCTCGGCAAATAAATATTGTGTGAGTCATCACCGGAGCCGCGCGAATTGGCGCGGCTCCAGACCAGAGGCATTCTTGCACTATGAATACGTTATCCACGATACAGGAGCTCGCGCGCGCGATTCGCAACCTCATCCGCTCAGGTGTGGTGACTGAGGTCGATACCGCGCAGGGGCTGTGCCGCGTGCAAAGCGGCGGGATCCAGACTGCATGGCTGAACTGGATGACCACCCGCGCCGGTCGTTCGCGGACATGGTGGGCTCCCTCGGTCGGTGAGCAGGTGCTGCTGCTGGCAATTGGTGGTGAGCTTGATACTGCTTTCGTGCTGCCGGGGATTTTCTCCGACGATAACCCTGCCCCGTCAGCCTCGGCGGATGCGTGGCATGTGGTGTTCCCAGACGGCGCTGTTATGGAGTATGAGCCGGAAACCGGTGCGCTGACGGTCAGCGGCATCAAGACTGCCGATGTGACGGCATCGGAGTCCATTACCGCCACCGTGCCGGTGGTACTGGTAAAAGCGGCAGAACGTATCACCCTCGACACCCCGGAGGTGGTCTGCACCAACAAACTGACGGCGGCGACGCTTGAGGTGCAGAAAGGCGGCATCATGAAGGGAAACATCGAACATATCGGTGGCACGTTTAAATCAAACGGCGTACAGGTCGATGACCACGGTCACGGCGGCGTGCAACGGGGCGGGAGCTGGACGGAGGGCACCAGGTGACGGCGCGCTATATGGGGATGAACCGCAATACCGGCCTCGGTATCAGTGACAGTGAGCATATCAGCCAGAGCATGCGCGACATTCTGCTGACGCCGGTCGGCTCGCGGGTAATGCGTCGTGAATATGGCTCGCTCCTGTCTGCGTTGATTGATATGCCGCAAAACCCGGCGCTCAGGCTGCAAATCATGGTGGCGTGCTATTCCGCGATCCAGAAGTGGGAACCACGCATCAGGCTTACCTCCATCAGTTTTGAGACCGGCGACGCTGGCGAGATGTATGTCGATATTACCGGGATGCGTACCGATACCGGTGCGTCAGTTTCAACCACTGTTTCACTGAGTTAAACCACTATGGCAACTGTTGACCTGAGTCTGCTACCTGTTCCTGATGTGGTCGAGGAACTGGACTATGAAACTATCCTTGCGGAGCGCATTGCAACGCTGATTTCGCTCTATCCGGAAGACCAGCAGGAAGCCGTCGCCCGGACGCTCGCACTTGAGTCTGAGCCAATTGTTAAATTGCTGCAGGAAAACGCCTACCGTGAGGTTATCTGGCGCCAGCGTGTCAATGAAGCTGCACGCGCAGTGATGCTGGCTTATGCCATAGACAGTGACCTCGATAATATCGGGGCGAATTTCAATGTTGAGCGCCTTGTCGTCACGCCTGCTGATGACACCACCATTCCACCCACCCCGGCAGAAATGGAACTCGACGCCGATTATCGTCTGCGTATACAGCAGGCTTTTGAAGGAATGAGCGTGGCGGGCTCTACGGGTGCCTATGAATTTCATGGCCGTAGTGCTGACGGGCGTGTCGCTGATATTTCTGTTATCAGCCCTTCCCCCGCGTGCGTCACGATATCTGTGCTCTCGCGTGAGAATAACGGCGCGGCGTCTGATGAGCTACTGAGCATTGTGCGCAATGCACTTAATGGTGAGGACGTGAGGCCGGTTGCTGACCGTGTAACGGTGCAGTCAGCTCAGATTGTTGATTACCAGATACGCGCAACGCTTTTCATTTATCCGGGGCCGGAAAGTGAGCCGATTCGCGCAGCGGCTGAGGCGAAGCTCAAAGCTTATGCCAGCGCTCAACACCGGTTAGGGCGGGATATTCGCCTGTCGGCCATCTATGCCGCGTTACATGTTGAGGGGGTGCAGCGTGTCGAGCTGGCAGCGCCAGTGGCTGACATTGTGCTTGATAAAACGCAGGCCTCCTTTTGCACTGACTATCAGATAGTGATTGGTGGCTCTGATGAGTGATGCGCGCCTGTTACCTGTAGGCTCATCACCTCTTGAGGTGGCTGCTGCCCGTGCCTGTGCAGATATTGAAAATACCCCCATTCCGTTACGCCGCCTGTGGAGCCCTGACACCTGTCCTGCAAACCTTTTGCCGTGGCTGGCGTGGGCGTTTTCCGTTGACCGGTGGGATGAGAACTGGCCGGAAGAAACCAAGCGTGACGTTATTTGCAGTGCGTATTACATCCACTGCCACAAAGGGACGATAGGCGCTGTGCGGCGTGTGGTTGAGCCGCTCGGTTACGTCATTAACGTTACTGAGTGGTGGGAGAGTGACGACCCGGCGGGCACTTTTCGTCTTGATATCGGTGTACTGGAAAGCGGCATCACCGAAGAAATGTATTTAGAAATGGAACGGCTAATTGCGGATGCAAAACCTGCCAGCCGTCACCTGATTGGTCTGAATATTATCCAGGATATAGCGGGCTATATGTACACCGGCGGTGTGGCATATGACGGCGACATTATTACGGTTTACCCGGATGAGTGAGGAATAATGAGCACAAAATTTAAAACAATTATTACCACTGCCGGAGCTGCAAAACTGGCAGCGGCTACCTTGCCGGGTGGTAAAAAAGTAAATATTACTGTGATGGCCGTAGGTGACGGCGGCGGTTCGCTGCCTGAGCCAAATGCCAGTCAGACAAAACTCATTAATGAGGTCTGGCGTCATGCGCTGAATAAAATTAGCCAGGACAACAGGAACAGCAATTACATTGTAGCCGAGCTGGTTATCCCACCGGAGGTGGGCGGTTTCTGGATGCGTGAGCTCGGTCTTTATGACAATGAGGGTATCCTGATTGCTGTCGCCAATATGGCCGAAAGCTACAAGCCAGAACTGGCCGAGGGCTCAGGACGTGCGCAGACATGCCGCATGGTCATCATTGTCAGCAATATCGCCTCGGTGGAGCTATCCATTGATTCGACAATGGTGATGGCGACACAGGATTATGTCGACGACAAACTCGCCGAACATGAAAGATCACGTCGCCATCCTGATGCTACTCTGAGTGAAAAAGGCTTTACTAAACTCAGCAGTGCAACAGACAGCGCGTCTGAGGAACTTGCAGCGACACCGAAAGCCGTCAAGGCCGCATACGACCTTGCTAACGCGAAATATACAGCTCAGGATGCCACCACAACGCGAAAAGGCCTTGTGCAACTCAGCAATGCCACTGACAGTATGTCTGAAACACTTGCCGCGACACCGAAAGCAGTCAAGGTGGCATATGACCTTGCTAACGCGAAATATACAGCTCAGGACGCCACTACGGCGCGTAAAGGGATTATCCAGCTCAGCAATGCTACTGACAGTACGTCTGAGACGCTGGCCGCAACGCCGAAAGCGGTTAAAGCGGCTATGGATAATGCGAACGGGCGCCTGGAAAAAAACAGCAATGGCGGCGATATTCCGGACAAGGCGAAGTTTGTAGAAAACCTCGGTTTAAAAGAAACCCTGAACCCGACAAAACGCGTGAGTATCGGCAATATCGGAACCGGCGTTTTTGACGGCAGCACACCGTGTATAAATATCGGTGACAGTGACAGTGGATTTATCGGCAGCGCGGATGGCGTACTGGATATTTACTGTAACGGTGCCAAAGTGGGTTATATCAATGGTAACGGATTACACATGCTCACTGATATTCATTTCGATAATGCGCGCATGACCACTAATGGGGACATTTTTAGTTCAGTGTGGGGGAATAACTGGCTGAGTATCTGGATTACTAATCAGCTAAATACCCGTGGAACGATTGACTGGATCAATAGTGAACTGGCAATTCGTGACAACAACATCAACACCCGCGCCACCATTGATTATGTTAACCAGACTTTCGCCCGTAAAAATACCGGCAGCATTCAGGACTGGGGCTGGATTCGGGACGACAGCACCGGATTTATAATGCAGTGGGGAACACTTGGTAACTCAAACGGAACCTACAATTTTCCGCGCGCTTTCCCTGTTGGTTGCTTTGCCGTTTTTGTAACCAATGCCAGTGCTCAGGGCAACCAGGTGGATAACGCATTCGGATACCCGGTGAGCAACAGTCAGTTTTTTGCCGCCACCAAGTCATCAGCAATAGCCAATCTGGTCAATAATTTTCCTGTATCCTGGCTTGCACTTGGGAGATAAATATCAATGAGCGAATATTATTACAGCTTTAAAGAAAAAGGTTTTTTCTGGCAACCGGATACCGAATCCGATAATTACCCTGACGATTTAATTCCCCTGACAGATGAGTATTATCGCGAGCTTATGCAGGGCCAGGTGGACGGAAAATATATCGAGCACAGGAAAGGAGGCCCGGTACTGGTTGAGCATCGCGAATATACGCCTGAAGAGCTGGTTGCACAGGCTGAAGCCAGAAAAGCGGAACTTCTTGCAGAGGCAGAGTCAGTTATTGCGCCACTGGCGCGGGCGGTAAAAATGAAAATTGCCACAGATGAAGAGATTAAACGGCTGGAAGCATGGGAACTCTACAGCGTAATGGTAAACAGGGTGGATACATCTGCGCCTGACTGGCCGGATATACCACGCTAAATATTCAGGTGGGTTTATTACCCGCCTTTTCTTTTTCCTGTCGTTGTGCCATCAACCTGACAGCCGGTACAAATAGCCCCCTTTTGTGTATTGACCTGAAAATATATTCACCCCTTAACCACGGAGTTAACCGGATGAGTGATTTTCACCACGGCACGCAGGTCATCGAAATTAATGACGGTACGCGTGTTATTTCCACAGTAGCGACTGCGGTCGTCGGCATGGTTTGTACAGCCAGCGATGCAGATGCCACGCTATTTCCCCTCAATGAACCGGTACTGATTACCAATGTGCAAAGCGCCATTGCGAAAGCCGGTAAAAAAGGCACGCTGGCTGCATCACTGCAGGCCATTGCAGACCAGTCAAAACCCGTCACTGTTGTTGTACGTGTTGAAGATGGAACCGGCGATGACGAGGAAGCTGCGCTCGCACAGACTGTTTCCAACATTGTTGGTGGTACGGATGAGAACGGTAAATATACCGGTATCAAAGCTCTCCTGACCGCTCAGGCCGTCACCGGCGTCAAGCCGCGTATTCTTGGGGTACCGGGTCTGGATACTAAAGAGGTCGCGGTCGCACTTGCATCGGCTGCGATTAAGTTACGTGCATTCGCTTACGTCAGCGCATGGGGATGTAAGACTATTTCCGAGGCGATGGAATATCGTAAGAATTTCAGCCAGCGCGAGCTGATGGTTATCTGGCCTGATTTCCTCGCGTGGGACACCGTCAAAAATACCACCGCAACGGCTTACGCCACTGCGCGCGCACTTGGTCTGCGCGCCTATATCGACCAGACAGTCGGCTGGCACAAAACCCTGTCTAACGTTGGTGTACAGGGCGTTACCGGCATCAGCGCCTCAGTGTTCTGGGATTTGCAGGCGTCCGGCACCGATGCTGACCTGCTCAACGAGGCCGGGGTGACGACGCTGGTACGCAAGGACGGTTTCCGTTTCTGGGGTAACCGCACCTGCTCGGATGACCCGCTTTTTCTGTTTGAGAACTACACCCGCACCGCACAGGTGCTGGCCGACACGATGGCTGAGGCGCACATGTGGGCGGTCGACAAACCCATTACCGCCACGCTCATTCGTGACATTGTTGACGGCATCAATGCCAAATTCCGCGAGCTGAAATCAAACGGCTACATCGTGGAGGGTAAATGCTGGTTCGACGAGGAATCGAACGACAAGGAAACCCTGAAAGCCGGGAAACTGTATATCGACTACGACTATACGCCGGTTCCGCCACTGGAGAGCCTGACCCTGCGCCAGCGTATCACCGATAAATATCTGGTGAATCTGGCTGAATCGGTCAACAGCTAAGGAGCCTGAAATAACATGGCACTACCCCGTAAACTCAAATACCTGAATATGTTCAACGATGGCCTCAGCTACATGGGCGTTGTTGAATCCGTAACGCTGCCGAAACTGACCCGCAAGCTGGAAAACTATCGCGGTGGCGGTATGAATGGCGCGGCGGCGATTGACCTCGGCCTTGATGATGATGCGCTCACCGTCGAATGGTCTGTCGGTGGCCTGCCTGATGTGGCGCTGTGGGCGCAGTACGCTGACCCGGGTACTGATGCTGTGCCGCTGCGTTTTGCTGGTTCTTACCATCGCGACGACACCGGCGAAATCGTGGCGGTCGAGGTGGTCATGCGTGGCCGTCATAAAGAAATCGACGGCGGCGAGAATAAGCAGGGTGAAAACACCTCGACCAAACTGTCGACTGTCTGCACCTATTACCGCCTCACGATTGATGGCAGCGACGTCATCGAAATCGACACCGTCAACATGGTCGAGAAGGTGAACGGCGTCGACCGTCTGGAGCAGCACCGCCGCGCAATCGGGTTGTAATTCCCTGACCGGTCAGCACTGCTGGCCGGTTATTAATCCCATTCAGAACAGAGAAAAACATCATGGCAAAAGCACCACGTAAAACCGCTGAATTTATTGATACGGCTGGCAATGAAATTGACACCGTAAACCCGAATGTCGTGACCCTAGACAAACCGATTAAGCGCGCCGGTCAGACGATTAATAAAGTCACCCTGATTGAGCCGAACGCCGGTACCCTGCGCGGCGTCAGTCTGGCGGCGGTGGCGCAGTCCGAAGTCGATGCCCTGATTAAGGTGCTGCCCCGTATGACCTACCCCGCGCTCACCACGCAGGAGCTTACCGCGATGAACCTGCCCGATATGTTGTCGCTGGCCGCTAAGGTGATTGGTTTTTTGTCACCGGCTTCGGCGGAATAGACTTCCCGCCAGACCTGTCGACCGATGACCTGATGGCGGATATCGCAGTGATATTCCACTGGCCGCCATCAGAACTCTGTTCCCTGAGCCTGACCGAGCTCATCACATGGCGCGAAAAGGCGCTGCAGCGTAGCGGAAACTACAATGAGTAATAACCTGAGGCTTGAGGTATTGCTGAAAGCGGTCGACCAGGCGACCCGACCGCTTAAATCCATCCAGACCGCGAGTAAAACCCTGTCGGGTGATATTCGCAACACACAAAAGGGTCTGCGCGACCTGAACGGTCAGGCGTCGAAAATCGACGGCTTTCGTAAGGCAAGCGCGCAACTGGCCGTAACCGGTCAGGCGCTTGACAAGGCGAAGCGCGAAGCCGGTGAGTTGGCCGTGCAGTTTAAAAATACCACCAGTCCGACCCGCGCGCAGGCGCAGGCACTCGAAGCGGCGAAACGTGCCGCCACTGAGCTGCAGACGAAATTCAACAGCCTGAGAACGTCGGTACAGCGCCAGCGCTCCGAACTGATGCAGGCCGGTATTAACACCCGCACCCTGTCTGCCGATGAGCGTCGACTCAAAACCTCCATCAGCGAAACGACGGCGCAGCTTAATCGCCAGCGTGAGGCACTGGCGCGCGTCAGTGCGCAGCAGGCGAAATTAAGCCGGGTGAAAGAACGATATAAATCAGGTAAAGAGCTTGCAGGTAACATGGCCGCAGCAGGCGCTGCCGGGGTAGGTATTGCGACAGCGGGAACGATGGCCGGGGTTAAATTGCTGATACCCGGTTATGACTTTGCGCAGAAAAATTCCGAGCTGCAGGCTGTGCTCGGAGTCGATAAGCAGTCGCCAGAAATGCAGGCGTTACGCCAACAGGCGCGCCAGCTCGGCGATAATTCAGCGGCCTCAGCAGATGATGCCGCCGCCGCGCAGATTATCGTAGCCAAATCTGGCGCAGATAAAGACGGCATAGTGGCGCAAACACCGGCCATTCTGAATATGTCGCTGGCAAATAAAAAAACTATGGAGGAAAACGCCGCTTTGCTTATTGGCACCAAATCGGCATTCGGGCTCGCAGATGACAAGGCATCGCATATAGCAGATGTTATATCGATGGCGATAAATAAAACACAGGCATCATTTGAAGGATTAAACGACTCACTTACATATGTTGGTCCAGTTGCCAAAGATGCCGGTGTCAGCCTGGAAGAAACCGCCGCGATGCTGGGTGCGTTACACGATGCAAAAATCATAGGTTCGATGGCGGGAACCGGTAGCCGAGCTGTTTTAAGTCGCCTGCAGGCTCCAACTGGCAAAGCCTATGATGCCATTAAAGAGCTTGGCGTTAAGACGATGGATAAAAAAGGCAATACACGGCCAATCTTTACCATCCTGAAAGAAATACAAGCCAGCTTTAAACGCAACAATCTCGGTACAGGCCAAAAAGCCGAGTATATGAAAACGATATTCGGCGAGGAAGCCAGTTCCGCTGCAAGTGTGTTAATGGCCGCAGCGGCCAGTGGAAAACTGGATGAACTGACCAAGATAATTAAGGATTCTGACGGTAAAACCGAGGAATTGGTTAAGGTCATGCAGGATAACCTCGGCGGCGACTTTAAAGAGTTTCAATCCGCTTATGAGGCCGTCGGCACCGACCTCTACGACCAGCAAGATAGCTCATTGCGTCAGCTAACTCAGACAGCAACGCGGTATGTGTTAAAGCTTGATGACTGGCTCAAAGACAACAAGGAGTTAGCGGAAACTATCGGCATCATCGCCGGTGGTGCACTGGCTCTGATTGGTATCATCGGCGGTATTGGCCTCGTTGCGTGGCCGGTTGTTATGGGGATTAACGCCATTATCGCTGCTGCTGGCGTGCTGGGTACGGTCTTTACTGTCACCGGTGGTGCCATTGTGACCGCACTCGGCGCGATTACCTGGCCGATTGTCGCAGTGGGGGCGGCGATTGTGGCCGGGGCGCTACTCATCCGTAAATATTGGGAGCCCATCAGCGCATTTTTCTCGGGGGTGATTGAGGGCATCATGAGCGCCTTTGCCCCTGTCGGGGAAATGTTCGCTCCACTGGCTCCCATTTTTGATGGTCTCGGCGAGAAACTGCGCGGCGTCTGGCAGTGGTTTAAAGACCTGATAGCACCGGTCAAGGCCACACAGGAAAGGCTTGATAGCTGCAAAAATGTCGGCGTCATATTTGGTCAAGCGCTAGCCGATGCGCTGATGTTGCCTCTGAATATTTTCAATAAGCTGCGTGGTGGCCTCGATGTAATTCTCGAAAAACTAGGCCTCGTTAAAAAAGAATCGAGCAGCATTGATAAGGAAACAGCGAAAGTGCCGCCGGTTGGTCAGGGCGGAGGATATATTCCGACGACCAGCTCGCTTGGTGGGTATCGGGCTTATCAGCCCGTCACGGCTCCCGCTGGTCGTACCTACATTGACCAAAGCAGCCCAACCTATCAAATCACCCTGGCGGGTGGTGGCGCTCCGGGCGGTCAGTTGGGTAATCAGTTGCAGGATGCGTTAGAAAAGTATGAACGCGACAAGCGAGCCAAAGCCCGCGCCAGCATGATGCACGATTGAGGAGACACAGATTATGATGCTTGCACTAGGAATGTTTGTGTTTGAACGCCGCACCCTGCCTTATCAGTCGATGCAACACTCGAAGGATTACCGCTGGGTGTCTAATGACAGGGTTGGTAAACCCCCCGCTTATCAGTTTCTCGGTGAGGGGGAAACCTCCATTCAGCTTGCCGGTACACTTTACCCTGCCATTACCGGTGGCCGTATATCACTGAGGGCTGTTGAGCTGATGGCCGACGAGGGCAGAGCGTGGCCGCTGATTGAGGGTACCGGCAATATTCTCGGGATGTATATCGTCGATAAAGTCTCGACCACACACACTGAATTTTTCAGTGATGGCGCGGCCAGAAAGATTGATTTCACGCTTTCACTGAAACGGGTCGACGAATCACTGGCGGCGATGTTTGGTGACCTGAATAAGCAGGCCAACGAGCTGCTTGGCACAGCCGGTAAGCTGACCGATAAGCTACAGGGTATGCTCGGAGGGCTGACTGCATGATGACGGGCATGACCATTGATGCCGGGGCAAGCCTTGCACCGTCATTTATGCTGACGCTGAACAGCCAGGACATTACCAGCAATTTAGTGACCGGCTGATTTCTCTCACCATGACTGACAACCGGGGTTTTGAGGCTGACCAGCTCGACATTGAGCTCGACGATACCGACGGAAAAGTCGAATTACCCCTGCGCGGGGCGGTGCTGACGCTGTGGCTTGGCTGGCAAGGTTCGGCGCTTCTGAATAAAGGCGATTTTACGGTCGATGAGATTGAGCACCGGGGCGCGCCTGATACCCTGACCATCCGGGCGCGTAGTGCAGACTTTCGCGGCACGCTCAATTCACGGCGCGAGGAATCATGGCACGACACCACCCTCGGCGAACTGGTCAGCACCATAGCAAAGCGTAACAAACTGACGGCCAGCGTCGCGGATTCGCTGAAAAAAATCCCGGTACCACATATCGACCAGTCGCAGGAATCCGACGCGGTATTTCTTACCCGGCTGGCTGACCGAAACGGAGCGACTGTATCGGTTAAAGCGGGAAAACTACTGTTTCTGAAAGCCGGTAGTGCGCTGACGGCCAGCGGTAAGCCCATCCCACAAATGACGCTGACCCGCAGTGATGGTGACCGCCATCAGTTTGCTATTGCCGACCGTGGGGCTTATACCGGCGTAACGGCAAAATGGTTGCACACCAAAGACCCGAAGCCGCAAAAGCAGAAGGTCACGCTGAAACGCCAGCCAAAAGAGAAGCACCTGCGTGCACTGGAGCACCCGAAAGCAAAGCCGGTCAGCAAAAAGACAAAGGCCAAAAAAGAGCAGGAAGCGCGCGAGGGTGAGTATATGGCCGGTGAGGCTGATAACGTGCTGGCGCTGACGACGGTCTACGCTTCAAAGGCTCAGGCGATGCGTGCCGCTCAGGCCAAGTGGGATAAGTTGCAGCGAGGCGTTGCGGAGTTTTCAATTACACTGGCGCTCGGTCGGGCTGATTTATTCCCTGAGACACCGGTGCGCGTGTCGGGCTTTAAGCGCGTCATAGATGAGCAGTCTTGGTTAATCAGTAAGGTAACTCACAATCTGAATAATAATGGATTCACGACGGGCTTAGAGCTTGAGGTTAAGCTCTCCGATGTGGAGTACAGCTCAGAGGAAAGCGAAAACTGA